CCGATAGTAAAACACTATGAGTATTGTGAAAATATGTACAATACCCTAAAGGATAGGAAAGTAGTTACGAATAGTTTTTTTGATAATAAAGCTACCTTAGTATTTAACCACATAGAAGAAAATGGTATTAAAATAAATAAAGAAGTATTCTCAAAGTACTTTTATGATACCGATGATGATTTTATGTATACCCAATTTAACTTTAAAACCATAACAAGACGTCCAAGTAACGTGTTTAATGGTGTAAATTACGCTGCCCTATCGAAGACAGATGGATCGCGACAAGCATTTATACCGCGTAATACTACGTTTATAGAATTGGATATTAGCGCGTATCACCCCACTCTACTAGCCAAATTAGTTAATTATACTTTTGATGATCCCGACGTACATAAATCATTTAGTAAGATGTATAATGTGGATTATAAAACCGCTAAGGAATTAACATTTAAACAATTATATGGAGGAATATTTGATGAATATAAAGAACTTCCATTTTTTAAACTGGTGAAAGAGTACACTGACAAATTGTGGGAAAAATTTCAAAATGATGGTTTTATAGAATGTCCAATATCTAAATGGAGAATTTATAAGGAGGATGTAAGTGATCCTAAACCTCAAAAAATATTAAATTATCACCTTCAAAACTTGGAGACGTCATATAATATCCATATATTATGGAACGTTATAAAGTTACTAAGAGGGTGTAATACTAAAATAGTATTATATACATACGATTCAATTTTATTAGATGTAGATAAAAATGAAAAGGAAGTAATAGAAAAAATTATACAAGTATTTAAAGACAATAAGTTACAAGTAAAAATGGAAGATGGAAAAACATACAATTTCGGCAGGGAGTGACACAATTTTCACGATAAGTGGCACGAGTTTGGAGATGAGCAAAAAGGCAGTAATATGTATAGGATGCACGATTTTAATGAATTAACAACCTAAACATTACTAGTTTGATGAGAAATAAACTATTTTGCACGTTTACAACCTTGGAGGGGATGGATAGTTTGATTAGTGATATCACTACAAATTATGATGTAATGTATAAGAAGATATTTGTATTACATGTTAAGAGTAATAATGAATATGTTTGTACATATAACATAGAACAAGGAAATACAAATGGACTTCCCCCTAATACAATAATGGTCCATAGAAAGAAAGACACTAATACTTTGTACACTATTAATGCCTTAAATGAATTAATCAAAAAGTTAAATGGAGGAGTTGTTGATACTCGCTTCCCTCTTGATTGGCAGCATTATAGAAATACAATTTTACTTACCCAGCATGATGAATTGAATCAACTAAGAACAAAAATTTATAAAATTATTGAACTTTAGGTTGGCATTGTAAAATAAGTTTTGTATATTTAATCAGTTATTTAATTAAAAATAGTTATAAACATGGATTTGAATTTAATCAAACAGAAGTTAGCTGAACAGCAAAAGCAAAGTTCAAATAACTCAAACAATGGTTCCAGAAATCTATTTTGGAGACCCTCCGTAGGTAAGGAAACAATTAGAGTTGTTCCTTCTAAATTTAACCCTTCATTCCCATTCACGGAAATGAAATTTTATTATGGTATTGGTCCTAAACCAATGGCATCACCTTCAAACTTTGGTGATAAGGACCCTATTATGGAGTTCACTAAACAACTCCGTTCAAGTAATGATAGTGAAAATTGGAAGTTAGCTAAAAAGCTAGATCCTAAAGTTCGTATTGTTGTTCCTATTATCGTTAGAGATAGAGAAGACGAAGGTGTGAAATTATGGCAATTTGGTAAGGAAGTATACCAAGCATTCCTTAACTTAGCTGCTGATGAAGAAGTTGGTGATTTTACTGACCTTGTACAAGGTAGAGATATCAAACTAATAACAGTTGGTCCTGATGTAACTGGTACTAAGTACAATAAAACAACAATTAGCGCCAGTTTTAAAACTTCACCATTGTCTGATAATGCTAATTTAGTTGAAACCATTACTAACCAACAACCAGACCCTGCTAAAATCTTTAAGGCACCTGAGTATGAAGTAATGAAGAAATATCTTCAAGACTACTTAATGCCTGAAGGTACTGGAAATGAAGGAGATATTATCTCTGAACAACCAGTAGCATTTGATAACAATCAGACTCCACAATCAAACTATTCTCAAAATACATCTGCAGAAGCTGTAAAAAAGTCTAAATTAGACCAATTTGATGATATGTTTGAGGATGATGACCTACCATTTTAATTAGTAAAATATGGCTAAGAAAAAATCATTATCGGAAGCAGTCTCTTCTGAATTAAGATCTAAATTTGATCTTAATAGCTTTAAGGGTAAGAAGGGACTAGCTTCTAAAGCTAAATTTAAGGAACAAGAATGGATTCCTCTTTCACCTGCATTCCAGGAAATTATTTCTGTACCTGGCATCCCAACAGGTCAGATTACATTATTAAGAGGTCATTCGGATACAGGAAAAACAACTGCACTACTTGAAGCAGCGGTTTCAGCCCAAAAACGAGGTATCCTACCAGTATTCATCATTACAGAGATGAAATGGAATTGGGAACACGTTATTCAAATGGGTCTAGAAGTTGAAGAAGTAATTGATGAAACAACTGGTGAAATTACTGATTACACAGGTCAATTTATTTATGTAGATAGAGAAAGTATCCACACTATTGAAGATGTAGCAGTGTTTATTTTGGATTTAATTGATGAACAAAAGAAAGGTAATTTACCTTATGATCTATTATTCCTATGGGATTCAATTGGATCAGTACCTTGTGAAATGTCAGTTAAGAGTAATAAAAACAATAATGAGTGGAATGCTGGTGCAATGTCAACTCAGTTTGGTAACAATGTTAATCAACGTATTGTTTTATCACGTAAAGAATCTTCACCTTACACTAATACATTGGTTTGTATTAATAAAGTATGGACACAGAAAGCAGAATCACCTATGGGTAAACCAAAACTTATGAATAAAGGTGGATTTGCTATGTGGTTTGACGCTGCATTTGTAGTTACATTTGGTAATATTATGAATGCCGGTACTAGTAAAATTAAAGCAATTAATAATGGTAAGCAGGTTGAATTTGCAAAGCGTGTAAATGTTCAAACTGATAAAAACCACATTAATGGGATAACTACAAGAGGTAGAATAGTAATGACACCTCACGGATTTATTCTAGATACTGATAAAGCACTTAAAGATTATAAATCTGAACAAAAAGAAGCTTGGAAAGCAATTTTGGGAGGAGATGATTTTAGAGTAGTAGAGGAAGAAGTAGCATACGATGGTATGAGTGCTTATACAGAAGAACCACAATAACTTAAAATTAAATAACTGCTAATGGCAACACCTGAAGAATTACTTAGACTTTTAAATAATATAGATCAAAATACAGAGGAAACTGTAGAAGGAGAACGATTTTTAATTATAGATGGATTAAATTTATTTTTTAGAAATTTTGCAATGCTTAATATGGTTAATCCTCAGGGAGTACACATAGGAGGTTTAGGTGGATTCTTCAGGTCATTAGGAGCTTTAATACGTAAAATACAACCCACTCAAGTATATGTTATATTTGATGGAGCTGGTTCAACAAATTCAAGAAAAAATATTATAGCAGAGTACAAGTCAGATAGGAATATTCAAAGAATAACTAACTGGGATGCCTTTGATAATTTAGAAGAAGAAAATGATTCTAAAATAGACCAAATAGTTAGAGTAATACAATACCTTAAAACTTTACCAGTAAAAACCCTAACTGTAGATAAGGTAGAAGCAGATGATATTATAGCATTTTTAACTACAATATTACCTAAAAACGAAAAAGACAAGGCATTTATAGTTTCTTCTGATAAAGATTTCCTACAGCTTGTAAACCCAAATGTAGCTGTGTATCGTCCAATGGAAAAGAAATTTTACACAACGGATGTAATTGAGGAAAAATTTAATATGCCTGCTTCTAATTTTATTATATATAAAACACTAATGGGTGATAACTCAGATAAAATTAAAGGTGTTAAAGGGTTAGGTGAAAAAAAGTTAAGAAAATTATTTCCTGAATTATCTGAAAAGAAAATAACATTAGAAGATATATTTGATATATGTGAAGCAAAATTAGGTGAACATATTATATATGCTAGAGTACTTCAACATAGACCAGATTTAGAGAAAAGTTACCAAGTAATGGATTTAAGTAATCCAATGTTAAGCAATCAAGATAAAGAATACTTACAACACAAAGTTGACACTAATGAGCACCAATACCTACCCGAACAATTTCTAGAATTTTACCGTAATGATGGGTTAGGAGGTATTATTAGAAATGTAGAGTTTTGGGTTAAAGATGTTTTTGAACAATTCAAGTTATTAAAATAAGTTACATGACACTAAATTCAATTGATCAGTATGGCTATCACTTCCAAATTAAAGTGATATCGTCATTACTAACTAAAAAGGAATTCCTCCTAAATATCCACGATATCATAAGTGAGGAATATTTTAGTAACCAAGCACATAAATGGATTATCGGAGAAATATTAAAGTATTACGATAAGTATCATACCACACCTAGTATGGAAATACTAAAAGTGGAAATGAAAAAAATCGATAATGATGTTTTGAAATTATCCATTAAAGAGCAGTTAAGAGAAGCTTACCAAGTATCTGAAGATGATGCTGATTATGTTAGAGAGGAGTTCTCCTCATTCTGTAAAAATCAACAGTTAAAGAAAGCATTACTTAATAGTGTAGACTTATTAAAAGCTGGTGATTATGAGTCCATTAAGTTCTTAGTAGAAAATGCCTTAAAAGCAGGACAAGATAAAAATGTAGGTCACGAATACGACAAAGATATAGAATCTAGATTTAGAGAAGATGCTAGAACTGTTATCCAAACACCTTGGCCTAAAATTAATGAATTACTACAAGGTGGTTTAGGTAATGGTGATTTTGGCCTAATATTTGGTAATCCTGGTGGTGGTAAATCCTGGTCATTAGTAGCATTAGGTGCTTATGCCGTTAAAATGGGGTATAATGTAGTACACTATACATTAGAGTTAAGTGAACAATATGTTGGTAGACGATATGACGCTTGCTTTAACCAAATCCCAGTAGACCAAATTCTAAAACATAGAGATAGAATTGAAACCTCAATAGGTGAATTACCTGGTAAATTAGTTATTAAGGAATTCCCAACAGGTAGAGCTACTATGAGTACTATAGAATCACACCTTGATAAAATTAGAGCATTAGGTATAGAACCAGATATGATTATTATTGATTATGTTGATTTAATGGCTTCTAAAAAACGAACTTCAGATCGAAAAGGGGAAATTGATGATATTTATGTAAGTACAAAAGGATTAGCTCGTCAACAAGATCTACCTGTTTGGAGTGTATCTCAGGTAAACAGAGCTGGTGCTAAAGATAATATTATAGAGGGAGATAAAGCAGCAGGAAGTTATGATAAAATAATGATTACGGACTTTTGTTTATCCCTATCCAGAAAAAAGGAAGATAAAGTAAATGGTACTGGTAGATTCCATGTAATGAAAAATCGATATGGAATGGATGGTCTAACCTTTGGAGTTAAAGCAGATACATCTATGGGTAAATTCACAGTAGAAGACTACAATGAAAGTGAATTTGGACCTGCTGAAACTGAAACCCCAGATGGTAACGGATTAGATAATTTTGACAAGAAAATGCTTAGTAATAAATTTTTCGAATTAAACACAAACTCTTAACACATGCCACTTTTAAAAGAAAGAATTGTATATAAACCATTTGAATATCCCGAAGCTCATGATTACTGGTTAAAACAACAACAAGCACACTGGTTACATACCGAAGTTCCAATGATGGCAGACATAAATGATTGGAAACAAAATTTAACAGAAACAGAAAAAAATATAGTAGGTTCTATCTTAAAAGGATTTGCTCAAACAGAAACAGTAGTAAATGATTATTGGACTCAACTAGTTACTACTTGGTTTAGAAAGCCTGAAATAATTAAAATGGCTGTAACATTTGGAGCATTTGAAACTATACACGCTGAAGCATATTCATTATTAAATGAGGAATTAGGTTTAGATAATTTTGCTGAGTTTTTAGAAGACGAAACAACAATGGCTAAAATTGAAACTTTAATGGAAGTTAGAGATTCTCATGGTGAGCCCAATTGGCATGAAAGAGCAAAATCACTAGCTATATTTTCAGCATTTACTGAGGGTGTTAATTTATTTAGTTCATTTGCAGTTTTATTATCATTTAAAATGAGAAATAAAATGAAAGGTGTCGGTCAAATTGTAGAATGGAGTATTAGAGACGAATCATTACACTCAGAAGCTGGTTGTTGGTTATTTAGACAATTACTTAAAGAATACCCAGAATTTGATACACCCGAACTAAAAGCAGACATTGAGGAAGCAGCTCGTTTATCATTAAAACTAGAATTAGACTTTATTGATAAAGTATATGAGATGGGTGATTTGGAAGGATGTTCTAAATACGAATTGGTTAACTTTATTAAGCATAGGACAAACACTAAAATGGGTGACTTAGGATATGAGTCAATTGTAGAGGGTATTGATATGGAAGCCGTAAGAAGTATGAGTTGGTTTGATAGTTTATCAGCAGGAAAACAACACACAGACTTTTTCGCAAATAGAGTAACAAATTATTCAAAAGGAGTTCAAAACTGGGACGCAAACGATTTATTTTAATATGGACAATAATTTAATTTCAAATACAGATGAGTGGGTAAAAGGTAAAGACTACCCAGAGTGGTTTGATGAAATCTCACTCGCAACAATTTCAAAAGGATACCTATTACCAGGTGAAACACCTAAAAAGGCATATAAACGAGTAACAGAAGCAGCTGCTATGAGGTTAAAAAAACCTGAATTAGCTAAAGACTTTTTTAACATAATTTGGAAAGGATGGTTAGGTTTAGCTTCACCTGTTATTTCAAACATGGGTACAGATAGAGGATTACCAATTAGTTGCTTTGGAGTAGATACACCAGATTCAATCAGAGGAATTGGATTAACAAATGCTGAATTAATGAAATTAACAGCATCAGGAGGTGGAGTAGGAATTAGTGTATCAAGAATTAGACAACGTGGTGAAGAAATTTCAGGTAATGGTAAATCTGAAGGTGTAGTTCCTTGGTGTAAAATTTATGATTCTGCAATAATAGCTACAAATCAGGGTAATGTGCGTAGAGGAGCTGCTAGTGTGAATTTAGACATTGAACACGGTGATATTGACGAGTTTCTACAAATTAGACGACCAAAAGGTGATCCAAATAGACAATGTCTAAACCTACACCAATGTGTAGTAGTTGGTGATAGTTTTATGAGACGTCTAGAGAATAGAGATCCAGAAGCAATGAATACTTGGACTACTGTTCTTAAGTCAAGAATGGAAACAGGTGAACCATATATTATGTATAAAGATAATGTTAATAAAAATAATCCTATTGCATATAGAATGAACAACTTGGATGTTAGTATGACTAATATATGTTCAGAAATTACATTATTTACAGATGAGGAACACAGTTTTATTTGTTGTTTAAGTTCAATGAATTTAGCTAAATATGATGAATGGAAAAACACAAATGCTGTAGAATTAGCAACTTGGTTCTTAGATGGTGTAATGCAAGAGTTTATTGATAAAACACGTGGTAGAGAATCATTCAAACGTACAAATGCTCACGCAACTAAGGGTAGAGCATTAGGTTTAGGAGTAATGGGTTGGCATACATTCTTACAACAAAAAGGATTACCATTTAATTCAATAGCATCAACTGCTTGGACTCATAATATCTTTAGTGATATTAGAAATAAAGCTGAGAAAGCAAGTAGAGATTTAGCTGTAGAATATGGAGAGCCTTTATGGTGTAGAGGAACAGGAATGAGAAACACTCACCTAATGGCAGTAGCACCTACAATATCTAATTCAGTTATTTGTGGGGGTATTAGTGCTGGAATCGAACCAGTACCTGCTAATATTTATACATTTAATGGAGCTAAAGGTACATTTATTAGAAAAAATAAAGTACTACAAGCACTATTAGCTGAGAAAGGTGAAGATAAAGACCAATGGTGGGATCAAATGCTTCAGGATAACGGAAGTGTTCAAAACCTAAGCGTATTAACGGATGATGAAAAAGAACTATTCTTAACATTCTCAGAAATTAATCAATTAGAGTTAGTTAGGCAGGCAGCAATCAGACAACGTTACATAGATCAAACCCAATCACTTAACTTATCATTTGACCCTAGTGATTCACCAAAATGGATTAATCAAGTCCACTTTGAAGCCTGGAAATTAGGTGTTAAAACCCTATATTATCTACGAACAGATAGTGTAATAAAAGGTGATTTAGGAAGTCGTATGGCCGAATGTCTTTCTTGTGATGGTTAAAAAAATCAATTAATTTAGTGTTATTTATACGAGGAGTGCGTTAGTACTCCTCTTTTTTATATTTATAACAAAAATTATAGATGAATCTATCTAAGAATTTATCGGTTAAAGAGTTTACAAAATCAAACACAGCAAAAAGAAGGGGAATTGATAATTCAATTCCTAAAAAATATTGGCTATCTGCTAAAGCATTAGCTAATAATATATTCCAACCTATTAGAGAACATTTTGATACTCCAATCTATATCTCTTCAGGATATAGAAGTGATGCATTAAATGAAGCTATAGGTGGTTCTAAGACTTCTCAACATTCAAAAGGAGAAGCAATAGACATTGATATGGATCATAGAAATGGCCCTACTAATGCAGAAGTTTTTTATTTTATAAAAGAGTGTTTACCATTTGATCAACTAATTTGGGAATTTGGAGATGATGAAAACCCAAGCTGGGTACACGTTTCATATAACCCAAATGGAGAACAAAGAGGTAAGACATTAATTGCTTATAAAAGTAATGGTAGAACAAAGTATAAACTTTGGGATCGTTAATTTGTTTCATTTTTAATTTAAATTTAAAATATTTAATAAGTGGAAAGTAAAATTATAATGTTAAAATCGACTTCAATGCAAATTTACCTAGCGGCAACCACCACAATTAGTTTTGTCTGTACATACTTCTTAGACCTTACTATTGATAATGCTGAACAATATATAGCAATTATGGGTATTTTAACCATAGATGGTATATTTGGTATTATTGCAGGTACTAAAAGAGAAGGATTTAAAACTTATAAAGCTCTTAAAATAGTAAAATCCCTAATAACTTGGGTATTACTATTATCAGGTGTTTTAATGATAGAACAATCATTTAATGGTATGGGATGGTTAAGTGAAACTATAATAGCCCCATTCATCATATTTCAACTAATATCAGCCCTTAAAAACGCATCTATGGCTGGTCTTATTTCAAACGACTTATTAAACATAATATTAGACAAAATAGATAACCACAAAGGAAATAGAACTAAGGTTGGTGATGACAATTAAAGTCATTACATTGTGGTAAGAAAAATATAATAATATGTTGAAAAAAATTCAAGAAAGGATATTCCCTTTTGTAATAGCATTAGCTGCTTTGTCGGTATCGGCATCTGCAGCTTTTTATTCTGTAACTGGTTTAAGTAAACTATTTGCAGGTGCCTCATTTGAGGTTATGATTATGGCTGGTTCATTAGAAGCAGCTAAGTTAGTAATAGCATCCCTTTTATATCAATATAGAAAAACATTACCCAAAGTACTTAAAGGATATTTAACAGCAGCTTGTTTGGTATTAATATTAATAACAAGTATGGGTATTTATGGTTTCTTATCAGCTGCTTACCAAGAAACTGCTAGTAAATCAGGTATGGTTGATGCTGAAATAGTATTAATAGAAACTAAAAGGGATAATGTAAGTAAACAGTTAGAAACCTATAACCTAGAAAAAGAAAACTTAGATAAAGCAATAGCAGATTTAAGAAAAGGTCTAGCTAATAATGTTATCACATACACAGATGAAAATGGTAATCAAGTAACTACAACATCTTCATCAACACGTAGAGCATTAGAAAGACAACTAGATCAATCTAACGAAAGACAATCTAATCTAAATACTAAAATAGATGAACTTAACACTCAGCTATTTAACTATGAAAATGAAATATTGGAAGTAAAATCTAGTAGTGATGTAGCAGGTGAGTTAGGCCCACTTAAATACCTATCAGGTTTAACAGGTTGGCCAATGGATAAAATTATTAATATTCTATTACTGACTATTATATTTGTTTTTGATCCCTTAGCTATTGCTTTAACTGTAGCTGCAAACTATGCTTTTGAACAGTTAAAGGTTAAAAGGAAAGAAAACATATATGGTGAAGAGGTAGAAGTTAAAAATGAAGGTGTTTCTTTATATGAACAAGCTAAACATACACCTTGGGAAAATGAAGTTGATGAAAGCCATGATTTAGATGTAGTATTAAATGATATGGCTAAAAATATAGAAGTTGAAGATGAACCAGACCAATCATTTTATGATTCCCTAGAAGAAAAAAATAAAGATATAGGATCATATAGTACAGGGTACATGGCAAGTGAAGAAGATATTCAAAAAGAAGATATAGAAGATTTTGATGATGATGGTATTAATATAGATGAAACTGAAGAGGAGTTAAAAGAAAAATTAAAAAATATCCCTAAAGCACGAAAATATGGTCCTAAGGGTTGGAAAGTTATCCAACAAAAATTAGAACTCATGAAAAAAATGAAAAATAAAGATGACGATGATCTCACAATAAAATATTAAATTAAGCTTGGCTCTGCCAAGCTTTTTTATTATATTTACGTAAACAAAATAAAGGTTATGATGTACGATATTCCTTTTACAAAGGTAGAAATTGAGAAAAAGTTATCACACTTAAAAAAATTGAGATATAATCAATTCAAATGGTGGAGAATGTATAGTAACATTAACCCACCACTCCCCAATAGAGCTCCCTTATTAAATAAAATTCTAAATGGTGATTTTGACTATTCCCATTACAAATATCAGGCTATGTTAGTTGAACATACAATTAATGAAAAATCAGCTATGGCCATTGATGGTATTCATGAAAAAGAATTAACCAAAGTTGATAGAACACGCCGTACTCGTCTATTAGAAGATTACCATAAAGATGAAACTCAAAAATTACAAACACTTAAATCTGAGTTTTGTAAAGAATTTCATATGGATGAAAAAGAATATGATAATGAAGTACTTGAGTTTGGAGGAGAATTAAAAGATTTTTATAGTTATTGTGAATGGAAATTTGGTAAAAAAGTACGAATTTCTAGACGTGGTAGAAAACCTAAAAATAAATAAATGAAAGTTTCGCATGAAGTGCCTCTATGTTTCTTAGAGGAAAGTAAAAAATTTAATGATTACCAGTATTTCTTACCTCATTTAGCTGATCAATATCCTGAGTATGGTGAGTTTTTCAAACGTTATAGAGAAGAAGGTGGTTATGTTATTATGGATAATAGCTTACACGAATTAGGTGAAGCATATGATCATGATAGATTAATGTATTGGGTTAATGAAATTAAACCTAATGAATTTATAGTACCAGATGTTTGGGAAAACGCTCAAGAAACTATTAATAATGCTATTGATTGGTATCATGATAAATTTCCTAAAGAAACAACTCTAGTAGCAGTTGTTCAAGCCAAAGATTTAAATGAAGCACGTCATTGTATTGAGGCTTTTAAAATAACAGGTTATAAAAAAATAGCATTTTCATATGGTGCTAACTATTACAATGATATAAGTAAACACCCAAATAAGGATTTAGGTAAAGCGTTAGGTAGACTTCAAGTTATATCTTCATTACTTAAAGAAGGTACATTATTACCAACAGACAGAATACACTTACTAGGATGTTCAGTACCTCAAGAATTTGGATGGTATAAAGGAATAGATTGTATTGAAACTATAGATACATCAAATCCAGTAATGGCAGCTTTAGAAGGTATAGAATACCCCGTATCAGGTTTAACTGAAAAACCTAAAGCAAATATGAATAATTATTTTGATATTGATAAAAAAGATGTTAACTTCAATCTAGTACATTTTAACGCATTAACATTTAAAAAAATTAATAGAATATGAGTGAATTAAAATTTTTAAGTCTTTACGATTATTTAGGTAAAGCAGCAGGTAAAACTTTAGGTGGAGAGGTACTTAAAGAAGCCCAAGGAAAAGGTATTAAACGTAAAGTAAAACATGTTACCCAAGGAGGATATGATGGTTTAGTTATGATGTATCCCAAACAATTTTTAGATTGGTATTTCACTGAAAAAAATAAAAATGCTTAAACCACAATCAATTAGAGACACTGTTAAGGTTTATATAAACCACTCCCCAAAACCCGCTAAAAAAGAAGAAATAATAGCTTTAAGTGAAGAGTGGGGAGAAAATGAAATAAATATTTTCAAACAACTACTTAAACAAGGTGGTTATATGAAAATAAAAGGAAATTCATTTAGGTTGGTTATTAATCTTTAATTTCGTATATTTATTACAACAGCGTTTGCCTATACGCTTTATAATACCTGGCATAAGTTATATAAATTAAATTATGAGTCAATTAAAATTAGATTTAGAAGCAGCACCTAAACATGCTGTAGTTAGTTTGAGTGGTGGGATGGATTCAAGTACACTACTATTAAGATGCCTTGAAAATTTTGAAACAGTAACTGCACTATCATTTGACTATGGTCAAAAACATAGAGTAGAACTAAAACGTGCTCAAGCATTAGTTGATTATTTGAAACGTAGAGGACAAAATGTTACGTATCAAGTTATTAAATTAGACGGTTTAGTATCATTATTAGATTCTGCATTGGTAGAAGGTGGAGATGAAGTACCTGAAGGTCACTATGCTGAAGACAATATGAAAGCAACTGTTGTACCTAATCGTAACAAAATATTCTCAAGTATTACACAAGCAGTAGCATTAAGTATTGCTAACCGTACTGGAGACAACACAGCAATTGCTTTAGGAATTCATGCTGGTGATCATGCAATCTACCCAGATTGTAGACAAGAATTTAGAGATGCTGATTTAGAAGCATTTAAAGTAGGTAACTGGGATAGTGATAGAGTTAGTGTTTATACTCCATATCTTCACGGAGATAAGTTTACTATTTTACAGGACGGTGAGCGTCTATGTGATGTATTAAATATTAATTTTGATGAAGTATATGCGCGTACTAACACAAGTTATAAACCAACTCCTGAAGGATGGAGTGATTTTAGAAGTGCATCTAGTGTAGAACGTATTGAGGCATTTATCAAGTTAGGACGTCCTGATCCTGTAGTATATGGTGAAAATGGTGAAATCGTAGAATGGGAAGTGGTAAAAGCACATGCTGAAAAAGTTTTAAATGAATTTGAGGGATAATTTGGAATCCCTCATTCCTTTTCGTATATTTATAATAAATAAAAAAATAATGGATAATTTCAATTTAAAAAAATTCTTAAGAAATCAATACCTATCTGAAGGTAAAGATATTAATGAAGCTGAAAATGGTATTAATCTTTCATTAACTCAAGGTGAATTAAATACTTTAAAAGAAGCATTAGACTGCTTAGCTGATTTCCATAACATGGCTCATGAAGAAAATGAGGAAATGGCTATGAACTATCGTTCTCTTTTAGCTAAACTTGATGGATCAGGAATAAATGAAAATGATGACGTTCAAGCTAAGGTAAATGCTAAATCTAAAGTCCAATCTAAAGGTGGTGATGAGAAAAATCAAGCTAGAAAAGGATATGGAGACAAACCCAACAAATCAGGTGAGGGTAAAGCAGTAAAAAGAAGAATGAATAAGCGTAATAGAAAAGATGCTAAACAAGCTCTAAAAGACGCTTAAAAAGGTATAAGACCTATGGTGTAATTGGCAACACTACAGTTTTTGGTTCTGTCATTCTAGGTTCGAGTCCTAGTAGGTCTACAAAAAAGTTATTAGTAAATTAATGTTATAATGGAAACCAATAAACAAATAAACAACAGTCTCTATAATAGAGATATAAGGGTAGAACCCTCAAAAGACCCCCTTACAGATTACTATAATACTTTAGAAACAGGATCTCTAAATTATAGTAACCCCTATATTCCAGTTAAAAATCAA